ACAGTTCAGGAACTACTACAACATTCACGATACCTTATAATGCAGGTTCTTGGAGTGGTGAACAGAGAGGAATTATACACGGTGTTAATGGCACTACTCAGGGTGCCTGTCTTTGGAAGATTGTAGCGGGGTCAAATATTGTTGAGGTGGCTATTGGCGCAAACGACACGGCCTTTTCGAGTTGGACAAACGGGGTGGCGCGAAGGATATTAGGAACATTAATAATAAACGTACCATAATGGCAAAAACAGTTGTTGGGGTCGAGGTAAAGGTTGACGGCAAACAGGCAGAGCAATCGGTTGGCTCATTTAAGAAGCAGTTAAGAGAGGCCAATAATGAGGTTGTAAGCCTTACTGAAAAGTTCGGTGCTACTTCCCGTGAGGCTATTGCCGCTGCACAGAAGGTAGCTAAACTAAAAGATGCTATCGGTGATGCAAAGGCTTTATCTGATGCCTTCAGCCCGGATGCTAAATTCAATGCGTTTGCCGGTGCTATTCAGGGTGCGGTATCTGGTTTCTCTGCATTGCAGGGCGCACAGGCTTTGTTCGGTACGGAAAGCGAAGAACTGAATAAAACGCTGTTAAAGGTTCAGGCTGCATTGGCTTTGTCGCAGGGCTTGAACGATATATTAGCCGCAAAGGATGCGTTTGTAAATTTGGGTGCTGTCATTAAGTCGCAGGTAGTAACTGCGTTTGGAACACTCAGGGCGGCTATTATCAGTACGGGTATCGGTCTTTTGGTTGCCGGTGTCGCTGCACTTATAGCCAATTTTGAAAAGGTAAAGAAGGCAATCATTGGGGCTATCCCCGGTGCGGAAACTTTCTTTAATGTTATCGGTGATGTAGTTGATACGGTAAAGGGGTGGTTTGGCGCAAATGAAGACGTATTGGATACTCAAAAGGCTTTGAAAGATGCAACAAATGACCTAAGTTCTGCCTTGTCTGAATATAATGCAGAGATTGACCGCACAACCAAACTGGAAAAGTTACGGGCGCAAATTGCGGGTAAGTCACAGGCTGAGATTAACAAACTGGACGAGGATAATATAAACCAGAAGATACGCAGGAATGACAGGTTAATTGAATTAGCAAGGCAATACGGCATCTCAACTGTTACCCTGGAAGCTGACCGGCAGAAGTTATTGCAGGATTTGGAAACAAAGTCTTTAGAAAATCAGGCAGCAGCGGTAACGGCATCAAGGCAAAAGAAGCAAAAAGAAGATGATGATTTCTTTAAGAAAGACCTTGAGAAAATAAAGGAACGTAACATCCTGCAAAATGCTGAAAGGTTAGACGGGCAGCGTGGGGTTATTGATGAAACGAAAAGCGTATTATCCGGTATTACACAGGCCACAAAGGATGCCAATGCACAGCAGATAGAAGATGAAAGGAATAGGGCTGCATCAATAACAGCAATCAGGCAGAACCAACTAAAAGAGATTATCGCTTCTGATGAGGCCGAAAGACAGAGCCGTTTGCAGACTTTGGAAATAGTGGCAACGGCAACAGAATCATTTGCTAATCTTGTTGGCAAACAGACGGCAGCGGGTAAGGCTTTAGCTATTGCGGCTGCGACTATCAACACTTACAAGGCAGCAAGTGAGGCATTGAAAGCTGATTACGGAACATTTGGCCCTGCTGCACAGGTGGCAAGGGTATTAACCGTTGCCTCAGTTATCGCTACTGGCTTAAAGCAGGTCAGGGAAATTGCAAAAGTTAAAGTGCCAGGTGGTGGCGGCGGTGGTTCTGTACCATCAGCTACATCCGTTCAGCCGATAACCCCGGTTAACCAGACTACACAATTAGACCAAAACAGCATTAACCAAATTGGTAATGCAGCGGGAAGGGCTTTTGTACTGGAAACAGACGTGACGAATAACCAGGAAAGGATACGCAGGCTCAACCGTGCTGCCCGGATAAATTAGAATACCCGCATTTTTATACTTACTTGTATATGGATTACCCCATTTACAAGCTAATCATTGACCCATCTGAGGATGCAAAGACTGAGGTTTCAGCTATTGCATTAGTGGATATGCCTGCTATTGAGCGCAATTTCATGGCTTTTAATGCTATCCCTGCACGTTTCCAAATTACAAATGAAGAACAAAGGATAGTCAGCGGTCCACTCATGATACCAGATATGCCTATCTACCGGGATAACCCGGACTTCGGTAAACACTATGTTGTATTTGATGCGCCAACCATCAAACAGGTGGCTATTAAGTACGCAAAGAAAAAGTATCAAGACCAGGTTAACGTTATGCATTCTCAGTTTATTGATGGCGTTACGCTGTTTGAATCTTTCCTATCTGACAAGACAAGGGGCATCAATCCTATGAAAGGATACGAGGACTTACCGGACGGCACTTGGTTCGGTTCTATGTACGTTGAAAACGAGGATGCATGGGCAGAAGTTAAAAACGGAACATTCAGGGGCTTTAGTGTTGAGGGTGATTTTAGTTACTTAATACCAAAGCCCACAGCAGAGCAAATGTTGGCACGGTTGGCAAAAATGTTAGAAGCAATCTAAATCTATAATTACTTATTGTATGGAAGCAAAAGATATTTTGAATAAAGTAAAGGAGTATTTCAACGCTCTGACTGCACCGGCTCCGGTTGCGCCAGTTGTTGCTCCTATCGTTCAGTCTGCACCGGCATACACTTTGGCCGATGGTACGGCTGTCAATATTTCAAATCTTCAACCGGGAGGCACTATCACTATCGTTGGTGCTGATGGAATTGAATCCCCTGCCCCTGCCGGTGAACATACCCTGAGCGATGGTACCGTATTGGTAGTCGCTGAAGGTGGAATTATCTCTGAAGTTCGTCCTGTTGCCGCACCTGTTGAGCCTCCCGCTATGGATATGGGGCAATTGCAGGCTCAGTTTGACGAATTGAAAGAAGCAAATACTGCCCTTCGTGCTGAGTTCGCAGCATATCAGGAAAACAGCAATAAGGTTCTGGGTGAGTTGGTTGCCCTCTGTACTGAGTTGGCAAAAGAGCCTGTCGCTCCCGCTGATCCGGTTGTAAGTAAAAAACCTACGTTTAACAAAATTGAAAATGACCTGGCTAAGAAGTTTGAGAAATTTCAGGCTGCCAGCAAAATACTTTTTAACAAGAAATAAACCCTACGAAAATGGCTTTTGACGTTTCATCTTTAGGTGCTTACACACGGCAATCAATCGAGCCGTTACTGACCTCCGCAATTTTCGGGGGCAAAACACAGGAACTTATCATGAGTTCAGGTATTGTCCTGACAAGTGTTAAGTCTTCCGAATCCATCCCGCTGATGGATACCGATGCTCAGTTTCAATCTCAGTCTTGCTCTTTTGACGCAAGCGGTACAACTACGTTTACGCAGCGTACCGTAACTGTCGGAAAGATTAAGGTTGAAGAAAAGCTGTGCGTTGCTGACCTGGAAACAAAGTTTACTCAGGAGGCTTTGCGTGCCGGTTCTACCTACGAAGATTTTACCAATGCTCAGTTTGAAAGCGCATATCTCAACCGTAAAAATGAGAAAATCGCCAAACAACTGGAGGTCGCATTGTGGCAAGGTGATACCGGTTCTGCCGATATGAACCTGAATAAGTTTGACGGCCTTATCAAACTGATTGATGCCGGTTCACCGGTTGATGCAAACGTAAACGGTTATACCGGTGCGGGTGTTATCGCAACAATCACTAAGGCCAATGTGATTAGCTGTCTGGAAGCTGTTTATCAGGCTATCCCTACTGCTATCATCAACAAGCCGGATATTAAAATCTTCGTTGGTGAGGATGTGTTCCGCCTGGCTGTTCTGGCTTACCGTGCTGCCAACCTTTACAACTATGACCCTAAAGACAGCGATTCTAAATTGTTTGTTCTTCCGGGTACAACTATCGAGGTTGTTGCTGTTAACGGCCTGAATGGTACGGGTGACATTTACGCTACCCACGTTGGAAACATGGTTATGGCTGTTGATGCTGAAGGCGAAGAGTCAAATTATCGCTTCTGGTATTCACAGGATAACGATGACGTTCGCTACCGTGTGAAGTTCAAGGCCGGTGTAAACGTTGCATTCACTACTGAGTGCGTGAAGTTCAAATCTGCTGTTTAATTTTTAAACTGACTTACTATGTCTTGTGCCATTACAGGCGATTATACAATAGACTGCCGGGAAGCGGTGGGCGGTAATGCCAGCGTGTTTCTGATTGCTTACAATGATATTCAAAGCATTAACGAGGCAAGCGGATTGGTTACAGGCATCACTAAGGTTTCTGGCAAAAGGTTTTACGAGATCGAAATCCCCCAGGCTACGGCTGAAGGTAAGGACAGCGGAGAGGGTAACACGGAAAACGGAACATTGTTTTTCAATCATGAGGTTACGTTCCCAATTAACAATAGGAATGCGACAATCAGGAATTATGTGTTTGCCCTTGCTAAGACACGTGTTATTATCGTTCTGAAAGAAATGTCTGGCCGTTATACCATGTACGGGCGTGATTTTGGATTATGGCTAAATGCTCCTGAGGGCACGTCTGGTATTGCAGGCGGTGACCGTAACGGTTATAACCTGACATTTACAGGAGTTCAACGTGAGCCTGTGTTGGAAGTTCAGGCGGCCGTTGGTGAAGCTTTGACTACTGTTGGATAATTGCTAAGAAAAGAGAGATACCCAGTAAAGGGGTGTGGGTGTACCTGCACCCCTTTTTAAGTTATGTTACACATTACAAAAGATACTGAAAGCACGATATATTTTACTGGCACAGAACAGGCCGTAATAACAGACCCTTATTTTTTGTTTGTGTTCACTAATCGGGCAACGGGTGACGAGGTAAAGGTTGTTGTTACCAATACATCAAGTTCAGAAAATAGGTATGATAAAGGTGTGGTTGATGGTGTAATTTTCAATACCTTTGATACGGGCTTATGGGTTTACGATTGTTACGAGCAAGCCTCATCTTCATCCACAACCACATCAGGAAAGAATAAGGTAGAATCAGGATATATGTACTTACATGATGTAGATACAGAACCTACAAAATATTCCGGTCAGGATAATACGTTTAAAACCTATGAGTAATTACGAAATAGTCGAAGTTAAGTTTGCACAAGCCCCGCAGCCTAAGTACTATGAAAGGGCGGGTGAGGGCAGCCGTGTTGACTTCGGTGAGAATAATGCGTACCCTTCTTTTTTAAATACGCTTTACCGTGAATCTCCTAAACACGGTGCAATTATCAAGGGCAAAGCGACTTATATTTTTGGATCTGGTTTAACTAATTTATCCGGTGTAAGGTGTAACGAGTTTGAAACGTGGAATGACGTTTTGAAGAAATGTATTTTGGATGATGAGAAATACGGAGGATACGCGCTTCAGATCGTGTGGGATAAAGTCGGAAGTAAAATTGCCTCAGTTTATCATTTGAAATTCCACAAGGTCAGGACTAACTATGACAATAGTAAGTTTTGGGTAAAGGACGAATGGGATGTAAACAGGCAAAGCCCTCTGACTGCACAGGAAAAGAAAAAGGAAAGGTGTTATGACGCTTTTAACCATTCAGACAGGAAAGGTACTCAGATACTGTATGTAAGGCAGGACGGTGATAATAATGACGTTTATCCCTTACCTTCTTACATTCAGGCTATAAACTACATAGATGCGGACAGGTTAATTAGTCAGCACATTTTGGGTATGGCAAAGGATGGGTTTGTCGCTTCTAAGCTGATAAACTTTAACAACGGTGAGCCTGGGCCTGCTGCAAAAAAGGAAATTGAGAAAGCGATTACAAAGAAGTTCACCGGTGCTGATGGAAAAAGATTTATGCTGTCATTCAATAAGAATGCAGAATCTCAGGTGCAGGTAACGGATTTAGGAACTACTCAGCTTACAAAAGAAGATTTTACTAATATCAATAATTTGGTGCAGCAGGAAATATACGCTGCTCATCAGATTACTTCACCTATGCTTTTCGGTATCAAGACTGAGGGGCAGTTGGGTGGCCGCTCAGAATTAAGAGATGCCTATGAAATATTCAAAAATACATACGTTAATGAGAGGCAGCGTGCGCATGAAGAAGTTTTTAATGGGATTCTTTCGCTTTCTGGTCTGCCTGGTGACAGGAAAATCGTTCCGGTCGAACCAATAGGTATTGATATTACGGAATCAATGATTACTTCCCTTAATCTGCCCAAAAAGTATTTCCTTGACAAGTTGGGCATAAACGTGGAGGACTACCCTGAATTGGCTGCACCTTCTGGCACGGTTCAAACCGGAATGGTTAATGACGTACTCAGAAAAATGTCTGCCCGTGAGTTTCAGCAGATGCAAAGGGTTATCAGGGATTACATGAGGGGAAAGATTACAAGGCAGATGGCAACAACAATGCTGAAAACAAGCTACGGCCTGAGTGATACGGAAGTGATTGATTTCATTGGTGAAGAAAGTGAATTGCAGTTCTCAGATGAAAATTTGATACATCACTTTGCTATTGAAGGTGAAAGCCGTCAAAATTTCATCGTAATTAAGACTGAGCAGTTTGATAGGAATAAAGACCTATTTCCTTTGCAGTTTGCAGAGCAGGTTGAACTTTCAAAACTGGAGGCCAATATACTTAATCTTATTTCAAAGGATAAACGGATCACGGCTGAGGTAATTGCAACGGTAACAAAGCAATCTGTCGAATTGATTACCGAACTTATTACAAAGCTGACTGATGCCGGTTATATCAAGACAAACGGTGATGAAAAGATACTGGCAAAGCCTGTAAAAGAAATTACAGACACTAAGCCGTCAACCACTCAGATACTTATCAGGTATTCATACGAAGGCCCACAGGATGACAGGAATAGGCCGTTTTGCGCCAAACTTTTGGAACTGGATAAGTTTTACAGCCGGGAAGATATTGAAAAGATTAGCGAGCGTGTGGGTTATTCCGTATGGGATA